GGAACCATTGGAGATATGATGGATCTATCGTCAGAACTAAGTGCTAAGAGGGCTGAAAAATCAGGAGGAAAAGATCCCTTGAAGGAAAAATTTTATAACAATTATGCTAAGGAGAGGGGTGGTGCAGAACATCCTAATCGCATAAAAGAAAAAGGATACGAAAGTAAAAATATAAAAATTGATTACGATTAGTAATTACTTCCGCTGATTTTTAATCCTTTTGTGTCGGTTACTTCAAAAGTAAATTGAGCATCAAAACTCATTGCTCCATTAACAGGCATCGAATAGTTATAGGAATTTAGTCGGGCATCTTCAATCTTATAAATTATTTTTTTATCTCCCGAAGTAGCTAAAGTTAAGTCAAAATCATAACTGGAATCATTTTTTAAAACTCCAGTCATTTGACCATTATCAAAGCCCGAAACTAAAGAGGAAACAGAAAAAGAACCTTGTGCTGGTAGTTGAGCTTTTCTTCCATAAGCAAAATCACTTCCCAAACCATAATTAGCCACTCTGTCTAGACTTACATTCATCTCTACAGATTGAATAAAGTGAGTTCCAGAAAGCCTCTGTCCTCCTACTTGTAAGTTTTCTAAATTTACAGTGCTATTAGCTGTAGAGGGATTTGGAATTTTAGGTTTAGTTGTTCCATTATCAAAATTAAATTCACACAAGCCCACTCCATCGTTATTACCATTTTCTAAATTAATAGCTGGAGATTGCATAGTTATTCCAGTTAAATCTTCATACTTCATATTAGAACAAACATAAGAAGTAGAAACTACTGGTAAGGAATCTACCGAATAAGAAAGACCATAAGAAACGGGAAAACAATTTCCAAATGCTATACCCTCCCAACCTGCAAGATCAAGATCAGAACCGTCAATAGCGATTGAATTTATAGCATCATCTTCTTGATCAGGCGCATTTAAAACATAAAAGTTGGTGTTAGCATCTAAATATCCTGAGAACATTGGGACAAAACGAATAAATGATGCTTGAAAAAAACAACCATGAAGCTCATTTTCTAATTTAGGCTCTGGAATGTAAGAAAAATTTAATTGAACATCAGGTTGGCGAAAAATATCCGTAGAGGCATAATCCCGAGAACCTAATTGTTTTGTCTTTTGTCTAGGAAAGGAAACAGAATAGTTACAATTTTGAACAGTATTATATAAATTTAAATCTATATTGGACGTAGAAAAAGCGCTTGTGGAGTTTTGAACTGCCACAATCGCATTACTACTTTTTAAAATATTCCTTGCCATCTTAAGTTCCTGTTGGAATCACCCCAAGGGGATCTTCTTTAAGTGTTACATTTAATGTATGGGAATTATAGTAATTCCACTCATGAGTCCAATCTGAACAATAATAAACCTTAGGTCTATTATATACAGAAGGGATCTGATGTTCAAACCTGCGATAACCTCCTTTATTCTCTAAAAAGAAAAGCATGGCCTTTAATTGTTGATCATTAATACCCTTGTAAGTATAGCTCATATCAAAGGTAGAAATATTATTATTGGTTTTTAATCTCTGAACAAAAGAATTCTTATATTCTAATTTATCAGCTTTGATATCAACATTGTTTTGTGTTCCTACGTCTGGCTCAAAGAAAAATTCTTTAGTCCATAGAGAGGATGCTCCCGTTGGGCAGTTAGTCTCCGATGAAGTGTGGTCTCCACTACAATAATAAAAATTATCTAGCTTATTTCCATTTGTTGTCCCATCGGGATTTCTACCCGTATATATAACATCATATTTTTGGTAAGAAGTGGACGGAACCCACCCCTCAAAAGGAAGATTAACAAAACTACCTCCCGACCAATTTAATAAGGTGGGCGCATGGTCTATATTTATAGCCGCCGCTACCTCAAAATGTTGGTTGTTAATAAAATTAATGGCATAGTTATCACAAAAACCAGAAACTGTTTTGTAAATTCCTGAATTATCGGGAGTAAATTCCATTGCCCTATCCCCCGACTTACTTTCAAAAAAGGTTGCTAACTTCCTAGCTCCCGCTTCATTCGTATCATACCTTACTGAAAATTGAGCAGTTAAACTATTAACGGATAAAGGTATTAAATTGAAATAAAAATCATCCGTAAGATAAGAATGATTATTGCCTCTAAACTCTACCCTAGACCCATAAACGGGAGTAAAATCCATTCCCGACAATTCAGGGGTAACGGATATACCTGAGATATTCTCATCTCTGTTATAGAATAAACTTTCGCTCATTGATGACCCATATAGTTAAGTGTTAAACGAACCGAACCGTCTGCTGAAGACTTTAATTGTTCTCCGACCAAACAAGCATTGGGTATGCTTAAAGATTGAAGAGTTGTTCCATCCCTACCATTAATTGCAAAGGTAACAGTTCGACTGTTTTTTCCTGTTCCTAAAAAACTATAACCGCTTTCTAAAAATGCATCGTCTACATCCACCTGAACACTCGCAGTATATTGAATGGGGGAAATGTGTTTAACCTCCACTGGGCTTTCCGCTCCAACCGTATAATAAGGTATCTTTTTTACGGCCAATGCATAATCAAAACCAATTATTCTGTTCGTTGTGCTGTTATCACAGGTTGCAGTAATAGATCCCTGACTTGGTATAAATATACTTGTAGTTGTCACTCCTGAGGCGTTTATACCGCTTCTCATTTCATCATAAACAACAAAAGAAGTATTAACTGTTGGTATTGTCCCTACCGCACAATTCACTGAGTAAGATGATAGATATCCACTTTCAAAACCATATGAAGAATTATCATCATAATTAAAACTTCCCTTCATTATTTTAGAAGCTCCCGTAAAATCCAGAATAGGATCATCATAAATTAAGTAACGAGAAAAAGAAACATTCTGTTGGGTTGGACCTGCAATTGTTGTGACCCCGTTCTGGTATCCCAGAGGGTTTGTTGTTGAGGCGCTGTTATTATAACCAATATCTAAAGATTGAACTCCCGACAACTCTCTAGCTGATGGACTTCCCCCTTCCCCCGAAATAAAAAAATGGGATTCGTAATTTAGTTTTGATCCATACATTACGCTCTAACTTGTCTTAATGATCCGCCTAGTCTTTTTTCATCTTCAATAACCTGTTTAACTACATCTCTAATTCTGACAGCTAATGCTTGTTGATCTTGATCTCCTCCTCCATCTTGATCTGAACTTCCGTCTGAATTGACAGTAATGTTAATGGTGCTTTCTCCTCTATTTTCAGAAACATCAATAAGCTCATCCAACCTTCCAACTACGTCTCCGTTGTCTCCACCGCCTGAATTTAATGAGGCTAAGTTTCCTCGACCTACTCGGTCAGTAGCTGCTGCATTCATGACGAATTCGCCGCCCGACAACATTGTAGGAACAGTGTCTACTCCAGCCGCGTAAGGAACTGCACCACCCGTAGCTTTTCTATCCATTTGCCTACCCAAAAATCCTGGTAGGTTCTGCGCCCAATCTCTTCCTCTATTATAGTTTCTACTAAATATGTTATTTAATCCCCCACCACTAACTTCACTTGGATCTACAGGAATGGCTTTAGGAATGCTTGTTTGATTTGGGTTTGGTGTTGGTTTTTTACCAAAACCACCTGTTGCAAAGTTTAGACCTGCTGATATAACTGCTCCTAGTATAGCTCCACCCAAAGCTTTCTTTTGTTGTTTTTCTCTCTCCTTAAGATCTTGTTCATATTCATATTGTCTCTTCCATAAACCAAAAGCTTGTTCTCTTGACCTGTATTCTCTTTGGGCGGCTGGACTGTTTGCTAATCCAAATTGAGTTAGTCGTATACTTTGAGGCTCTAAATAAGCGGACGCAAAATTACTTCCGCTTCTAATTACATCCTGCGCTCCTGTTGTTCGGCTTTGAGTCGAAAAGCGCATTAAATTATCCTTACCAACAATTGATTCTTGTCCGTATGTTCCTGGGGTAAACAAGCCACCAACAGCCATTGTTTGTATAGAGCCTTTATTTAAAGCCTCCATGAAATCCACACCATATCTTGATACAGCACCTTTACGCATCACATACTCCCCGCCTGTGAGCATAGTAGGAATATCATCCCTTACTCCTGAACCTCCAGTAATCATTCCTCCGCTATTCGCCCCCAAGAATCCACCAATTCCTGAGGTTATATTACTCATTGCGGCCCTCATGTTTGCTCGCGCCATATCTAAAAAGAAATCTGCCGCAGCAGTCCTAAGAGTTTCTCCTAAGCTCTTTCCTTTAGCAATTGCATCTACTAACCCATCAGAAATTCTATCAGTGAACTGTCTAGCTGCACTTACTAAATCTGTAGTAAGTTTGTTGTCAATTTCTTGTTGAGTGAAAACAAAAGCATCTTCCATCTTCGCCGCAATAGTTTCGTTAACATCGGCCCGCTCTCTTTCTATCTCAAGAAGCCTTTGTTCTGCCGCTTCTAACTGAGTTGCCTTAAGGGTTCCATTTTCTTGTGCCAGCGCTATCTCTTGTCTTATTTTCTCCTCTTCTATTAACATGGGAAGAGTTCTTTCGATTTGGCTACTTTCGGCTCTTGTCCTAGCCAAAAACATCGAATCCCTCGCTTCTTTTAGTCGAGACCCGCCTGTAATTTTAGCTAAAGACAAAGCACCCTCTGGAGTGCCTTGCAAACCCCTACCCCTATCAGTTTCTAGTTGTTGAAGAATATCTCCTCTAATATCTCTAGTTGTTAATAAATTTACTTTTAATTGTTCTGCTTGTGAATCTAAATTCTTCGTGAAATCACCAAGAAGTTGCAGATATGTTTTAAATTTTCCAACATTTTCTTTTCTCTTTCTCAAAAGGTCACCCTCTTGGTCTGCTTCAATACGGGCCATATTACCAGAACCAATTCCAAGTTGGCCTACCCCCACTGCTTTTCT